TTTTTTTTTTTTTTGCTTCTGCTAATATTTGCTGTTCTGCTAATCTTTGCTCTGCTAATCTTTGCTCTTCTAATCTTTTCTTTTCTGCTAATATTTGCTGTTCTGCTAATATTTGCTGTTCTGCTAATCTTTGCTCTGCTAATCTTTGCTCTTCTAATCTTTGCTCTTCTAATCTTTTCTTTTCTGCTGATTTTTGCTCTTGTTTTGCTAATCTTTTTAGTATTGAATCTACAACATCTGCCATTTTTATTATTATATATTATATAAAAAATTGAAATTATTATATTTAATAATATATTAATAAATATATTAATAAAAAATGAATTTTGGAAATGAATGTTTTATTATATATGACAAATTTGCAGGAGAATCACATGCTTTTAAAAATCCATTAACTGAAAAATATGACATTAAATATTTATTTGAGAATATTAAAAGTGATGATGAATATATAACAGGAAAAAAAGCAGTAGGTATTTATAATGAATATTTTACAAATAGTATTATGAAAATTACACAAGAAATAAATTATGATATTATTAAGTTTCATTTGTTTAATTTTAAAAACAAAGAAAAAATAAATATTATTATTCTTGTTATAAGTTTAGATATAGATGATTTAAATAAATATTATGACAAATATAAAAAAATTCCATCTTTTGATTTTGTTATTACATCTTGTAAATATCATACAGAATATGTCAATAATTTTAATAATAAATTAGATGATAATGATATTATAAAAAAAATTATTAAAAAAGTAATGATTCCAAATAGTGAAATATTAGAAAATACTATTGATGACCCAGAATTTATTAATCCTAAAACAAAATTAAGAGATTATCAAAAAAAATCAATAAAATGGATGTATGATATTGAAACAAAAAATAAAAATTTGTATTATGGTATTAATAATTTATATGAATTACAAATTGGCAATTTAATATATGATCCATTTAGTAAAAAAACAATGATGAAAAATGAAAGAGAATATTTAAATTTTAAAGGCGGAGCTCTAATTGATGAAATTGGAAATGGAAAAACAATTCAAATGTTATCATTGTGTCTTCTAAATAAACAAAAAAATAATTCTTTGATAAATGTAAAAAAACAAATGTTAAATTCAAGGGCAACATTAATTATTTGTCCATCTCATTTATGTCCTCAATGGGTTCGCGAAATATCAAATATGATATTATTAAAAGATTTAAAAATAATTAGCATTTTAACAAAAAAACATTTTGATGAATATACTTATTTAGATTTAATTGAAGCTGATTTTGTATTTTTATCATATAATTTTATTGGTAATGCTTCTTTCACTTCTAAATATACTAAATTAATTTCTAGTTCTCCATCATATCATAAATCATTTTATTGGAAAGATGAAGAAGTTAAAATAGTTTTTGATAAAATGAGAAAAGATTTAATAAATAATCCATCAGCCTTATTTGAAACAAATGCTTTATTGCCTTTAATTAATTGGCATAGAATTATTATTGATGAATTTCATGAAACATGTACTTTGTCAAAATACAAATATGTAGAAAATATAATTCCACATTTTGAAGGTGATTACAAATGGATTGTTTCTGGAACACCATTTGATAAAGAAACAATATGTTTTAACAAAATAATAGATTTTGTAATTGAACCCAAAAATATTAAAATTAATTTGCTACAAAATGTTGATATTAGACATCATATTGAAAATAATTTTTTCAGAAGAAATCAAAAAGATTTTGTTTTACCAGAATTAGTTGAAAAAATTGTTTGGTTAAAATTTACTCAAACTGAAAGAATGATGTATAATGCCTATTTAGCAAATTCAAATATTGATAAATTTTCAGTGATTATTAGACAAATTTGTTGTCATCCAAAAATTTCTGATGAAATCAAAGGAATTTTAAATTCATCCAAATCACTCAAAGATATTGAAAAATCAATGGTTGAACATTATAAAAAAGAATATGAAAAATCAGAAAGTGATATTTTAAAATATAATAAAATTATTAAAAACACTGAAAATAATATTATAATAGCAACATACAACCAACAAAAAAGATTATTAAAAAAAGAAGGTTATAAAGTAATCATTGAATATCCAAAAGATATTAATATTTCAAAAGAAATTATTAATGAAAGTGAAAGTGAAAGTAGTGAAAGTGATGATGAAAATAAATCTAAAAATATTATTGTTAATGAAGCAACACAACAAGAAATTAATAATATAATAAAAAATAGATTAAAAAATTCAGTTTCAAAAACTTTAAATAATTTAAATGAATTATTAGATGAACAAAAAAATAAATTAAAAGAATTACAAAAAATAGCAAGTGGAAAAAAAGCTTCTTATGAGTTTTTTAATAATATGTTAGAAAGAATTAAAAAAACAATTGATAAGAAAAAAAATGATGATACAGAAAGTGATAATAAAGAAGATAACTGTGCTGTTTGTTTGAGTGAAATAACAGGAGAAAATGTTGGTGTTACAAAATGCGGACATATTTATTGTTATGACTGTATTATTACTTCTGTAAAAGCATTAGGAAAATGTCCTTTATGTAATAAATTTCAAAATGAAAAAGATATTTCAAAAATTTCATATGAAAAACCAGAATATTCAGAAGACACAACACAAATTATAAAAAATAAATTAGATTTAATTAATAAAGTTGGAAGTAAATTAACAAATCTAATTTATTATTTAAATTCTATTGATGACCATGTAGTTTTATTTTCTCAATGGGATAGCTTACTAAAAAAAGTAGGTGATGTTTTAGACACTCACGGAATTAAAAATGTATTTTGTCGAGGAAATGTTTTTATTCGTGATAAAGCAATAAAAGAATTTAATGAAAATGATAATATAAAAGTTATTATGCTTTCATCAGAATCATCCGCTTCTGGAATAAATTTAACAAAAGCAAGTAAAGTTATTTTACTTGAACCTGTATCTGGTGATTATGAATTTAGAAAAAATACAGAATGGCAATCTATTGGAAGAGTATATCGTTTAGGCCAAACAAAAAAAGTAGAAATTGTTAGATTTATTATTAAAGACACTGTTGAAGAAGAAATCTATAATATGAATAAAACTGCAGATATTAATGTTAAAGATAAACTTAATATTAGTTTTATAAGTGATGAAACTATTACTTTGTCAGATGAAAAATTTAAAAAAATAGAAAATGCTATCAATACTAAAGTAAAAAAAATTAAAACATAATATTTAGAAGAAACTTGTTAATCGCATAGTTTTAAAAATCCATTTATCTTCAAACTCTAAATTAATATAATAATTTATTTTATCAATTACACTTTTATTTATTTTTGTATAAGAAGAATTAATTAAATCACCAAAATCTAATAATCTTTTATTTTCAATATAATAATTTTCATTAAAAAAATTAATAAATTCATCAATATTAAGCAATAAAAATAATTTTATGAAGAAATAAGATCTAACAGAAGTTTTTTGTTTTATTATAATTTTATTTTCTAAATATTCATTAAAATTTTTTGCTTCATTTAGTTTTAATATTTTAGCAATTTGGAATAATGAAAAATTTATTTCATTATTTATATATTCTTGTATTGTTTTTTTTTTATAATATAAACTTAAAAAACAACTGAATAATATTATTGTAAAACTTTCAGTATAACATTCATTTAATCTATCTATGCCTTCTATTTTTGGAACTAATAATTTTTCTTCTAATTTTTCATAATATTTGTCAGTGTAATAAAAATCAAATTTATAATAATGAATTAACTCGTGTAAAAGAACTTTATAAAATTCTTCTTTTCTATAACAAGTAATAATATGTGTTGGTTGTGAAGAACCAGAATTTATATTACTACAATTTAATATTTTATGTGTTATTATTTTTTTATGATTTGTAAAAATAATTACTAAATTTACATTATATTCTTTTCCAGAAATTGTTTTTAGAAAATCAATAATTATTGCTATTAAATTTAAATCAGGTTTATTAATTTCATCTAGTAAAAAAATATCAATATTATGTTTATTATCAATTAAATATTTTTCATGAATAATATTATTTGTTTCAATTTCTTGAATTATATCAATACATATAAATGGATTATCATATATTTTGTGTAATATTTCTCTTTCTTTTGGAGGATTAAATAATATATTATTTTTATCCATAATTCTACTAATATTAAAACTATTTATATTATACCAATCAATAAAATATTTAAATTCATTGTTATATAGTTTATTATTTTTAAAATAAAAATACAATAATGGAGGTTCATCTTTTTCGTGTAATTTATTTAATTTATTTAAACTTACTAATTTAATATTATATTTCTTATTAATTGATTTTGTTATAATATCAATAATTGATTTTAATTTTTCTTCTTTTAAAACTACATAATTTTCTTTTTTATGTATTTTAAAAAATTCTTCTATTTTTCTTTCATATTTCATATATATAAATTGTGTTTAGTAAAAAATTTTTTAAGTAGATATTTTTTATATATGCTCCAAAATAATTTATTAAAGAATTATAAAAATCAACAAAATAATAATTCTTTATACGCTACTAATATATATGACCCACGATTTTATCAACAAATGATGTTACAAAAAGCAGAAAAAATAAAAAAAATAAAAAATGTTTCTGAATTAGGATTATCAAAAGAGCAAATTGTTGAATATGTTATTGCTCCAATAAAAATAGAAAAAAATGATAGTCGTGAAATAGAAAAATTTTATAGTGAAGAAAGTGAAAGATTAACAAAAAAATATATAGAAGAAAATTGGTGGAAAAAAAGAACAAATGCTCCTTATAAAAATATTCTTAAAGATGAAGATTGGACTAAAAATTTTAAAAAAGAAAAAGATTTAATTGTTCATGTTGTTTCTAAAAATGATAGAATAGGTTTAGAAGAAGAATATGTTCAATTGATGGGTTTATTAGAAAAACATAATAATGATATCAAAATAATTTATTCTACATCACAAGAAAATGAACATAAAAAACATTTTAAATTTGTTCAAAAATATAGAGATAGAATTAAATATAATCCAAAAGAAAATAGTAATATTGATTTAAAAGAATATTATAAAAAAGCACAAAAAAAATATGATAATGATCAAAAACGTTTAGATGATGCTATTGCTAGACTAATGGATGAAGATATTAGTGAAAAAGAAATAAAAGCTATTGAAAGTGAAATTATAAAAAACAAAAAAAGTAATAATAAAGAAAAAGATATTGATTCAGAAATTAATGAATTAGTTAAAGAATTGGGGACTGATATTTTAAATGATTTAGAAAAAGATATAATTAAAAAACCTAAGATAACAATAAAAAAAGAAGAATTTAAAGAAAATAAAATAAAAATTAAAAAAATAGAAATTAAAGAAGATGAAAAAATTATAAAAATAACAAAAAAAAAATGAAAAATACAATAATTTATTGTGATACTTATATATATATATATAATTATTTTAATTAAATAATGACTTTAATTAATATACCTCCTCCTGCACTTTCTATTAAT